GACGGTCCCGCGCTCAAAATCCACGTCAGACCATCGAAGGCGCCGCGCCATTTCTCTCAGGCTCACACCCTTCTTTTTTTCGGCTTCGATCAATTCCTTAATGTTCATGGCTACATACTACCATAAAAAAAAGACTTGACAAGCGTATAACAATATGTTAGACGTTAGCCGCACGATAGATAACGGAGGCAAACCCGATGGCAAAAGTTTTCAATCCTGACAGCATCAGAATCATACGCGAGGCACATAATCTTTCAATGGAGCAATTTGCCGGAAAGCTCGGCGGTAAAACGTCCCGGCAGCTCGTCCACCATTGGGAGACCGGCAAGCATACGCCAAACGCAGAGACGCTTACGATGATAGTCAATGGCCTTGGTCTCAAAAGCATGGACATTTTTTTTACCGAATCTGACCAATAAGCGGGGCGGCATGGTCCCGAAAGCGGAAACCCTGTTTCCTGACATGGCCGGGAATGGCCACAAGAAAACGGTATGCCTCACCGAGGAGAAATCCCGAACGGCAGCGGCGCGTGGTTAGTATCTTGTATGCAGCCCCGCCGAACCATCACTCGGTCCCCGGCGGGGCAAACCTAAAAAGGAGAGGGAATCATGGAAAGCAACGTCTGTCTGTTCGCGGAATGCCTGATCATCATTTCGGTGATGGTCCTGGCGGTATGCACATTCCATGTCATTCATACGATCTGGAGGGCGCTATGGAGACGACGATAGATTTTCGAGGCAGCTCCATCAGGTATGTGGTCCTTGCCGGGGATGCGCCCAGGGAGAACCACGAGGACGCCACGATCCGGCTGCTGATCCAGCGGGAGCGGCGGCGGGGGATCGAGGAACGGAAGAGCTTGATCTACATTCCGGGGAGGGCGTGATGAAATTTGAAATCAAGCACAGATACAGCGGCGCGGTGCTGTATTCATTGGAGGCCGAATCCCTAAAACTATGCGTCGAGGAGGCGTTAAAAAGCGGGGCGGACCTGAGATGGGCCAACCTGAGCGGGGCCGACCTGAGCGATGCCGACCTGAGCGGGGCCGACCTTAGCGATGCCAAAAACATGGTCAAAATCATGGGAGTAGAGCCAGGGAATGTATATTGGAAGCGTTTTGATGTCGGACTCAACAATAATGGTTATCAATTCCATGTCGGCCTGAATGTTCTCCGTGACGGTGAGAAATTTGCCGACGATGAGCGTGTTGTTTGTGGCTATCCGGGTTTTCATTTCGCTTCTCGTTCATGGTGCGCCGCCTATTATCCTCAACGTCCTTTGGAGGCGCGCATCCGTATCCCGCTGGATGCCAAAATTTGCGAACCGTGGGCAACGGACGGGAAAGCATCAGCAGACAGGATCGAGATTTTGCAGGTGTTCGATGCCAAGACGGGCGAGGACGTGACGGAGAAATACAGATGAGAGACCGCTACTGGATGATCGGGAATGCCGTTGATACCATCCTGGAATCGCGTGGGCGTGAGAGGGCTTTGGAGAGAATTGAAGAAGCAGAGGATCAGTTGAGTTATCTGCTGCTGCGGAGACAGTATCATATGTCATACGACCGGGCGGACGCCCTGGAGTGCGAGATCAACGACGCAGAAAGGGAACTGGATCGGGCTAAACAGGCGCTTGTTGAGGATTGGGGGTAGGCCATGAGCATCAAGTATAGGATCATCAGGGGGGTGATAGCGTGGATCATGCGGATTGATCCGTACATCCTGCGGGAATACGTTGTGCCGGAGGGAGCGCACATCCACCGAAATCCAAAGAAAAGGGCAAACACAGAAAGGCAAAAAAATGAACGAGGGTCCGCAGTGGCTTGAAGAGCGACGGAGAGGAATTGGCGGGAGTGACATCGCCGCCATCATGGGGTTGTCGCCGTGGAAAACGGCATATCAGGTTTATCAGGAAAAAAGAAAGGAGGTTGCGAATTGGGAAGGTAACGAAGCGACAGATTGGGGCAAGCGCATGGAGCCTGCAATCCGCCAATGGTATTCAGATCAGACAGGCCGAGCCGTGCGAGTCCCGGATAGAATAATCACGCATTCAAGGTATCCCTTCATGCTGGCGTCGATTGACGGTTTTACTGACGATCCGCTTCGTGGGCTGGAGATCAAGACGGCCCGAAGCGCGAAGGGATGGGGCGAGCCGGGTTCAAACGAGATCCCCGATTACTACATCCTCCAGGTTCAGCATTATATGACGGTGACGGCGTTCCCGGTATTTGATGTTGCGGTTTCCATCGGCGGCGGATCTCCGGTCCTCTATGAGGTTCCCGAAGATCGGGAGTTGCAGGAGATGATCATAGAGGCTTGCGCCGCTTTCTGGCAGCGGGTCGTGGATGGCAATCCCCCGGACGCGGTTTCATTCGCCGATGCGGTTGCAAGGTTCGGCAAAAGCTCTGCAAAGGGTACGGTTATCGCCTCTCCAGGCGTTTGCTTGGATGTGGCCGACCTGCGAGCCGTCCGGGATGAAAGAACCGCGCTGGAGGCCAAGGAAGAAGAAATCAAGGGACGTTTGATCGCAGTCCTGGGTGATGCCGGGGATACCCTAATTGATGCAGGGGGCGAAACGCTACTCACCTACCGCCTCGCAAACGGGAGGAAGGTATTCGACGCAAAGTCCTTCGAGAAGGACCACCCGGAAATCTACCAACAGTATGTCAAACAATCCGAACCGGCAAGACGGTTCCTTTTGAAATAAGGAGGAAGATCATGGAAGCACCTGCAATTTACAATGAGGCCCCGATAGCTACAAGGCCGAACGGAAATCAGGCAATGGTGGCGGTGGAACAGGAAAGGGCAATGGCCGAGGTCCAGGGTGCGATCATCCTGGCCAAACGGTTCCCACGAAATCAGATCGAGGCTATGGATCGGATCTCCGTCGCATGTCAGAGGCCGGGCCTGGCCGAGCAAGCCCTTTACTCTTATGCGAGGGGCGGCACGGAAATCACCGGCCCGTCGATCAGACTTGCCGAAGCCATAGCACAGAACTGGCAAAACCTGCAATTCGGCATCCGGGAGCTGGAGCAACGAAATGGGGAGAGCACGGTTGAGGCGTTCGCCTGGGATGTCGAGAACAACACACGCCATGTCAAAACCTTTCAGGTTAAGCATGAGCGCTATACCAAAAAGGGCAGCTACCGCCTCGAAGATCCCCGAGACATTTATGAGATGACGGCAAACCAGGGGGCGCGGAGACTCCGGGCTGCGATCCTGGCAATCATCCCCGGCGATGTCGTGGAATCCGCCGTCGCGCAGTGCGAAGCCACACTCAAGGCCAAGGCCGACACATCCCCCGAAGCCCTCAAAAAGCTGGTGGATGCGTTTGGGAGGTTCGGGATCACGAAGGATCAGATTGAAAAGAGGATTCAGCGGCGTCTCGATACGATCACCCCGGCCCAGCTTGTCAATCTCCGCAAAATCTACAACAGTCTGAAAGACGGGATGAGCGCCGTTCCCGACTGGTTTGATGTTGATCCGGTATCAGTGGACAAGGGATCGGAAGCCCTCAAAAACAAGCTGAAAGGCAAAAAGAAAGAAGAGGAACCGCCCAAAGAGGAAGAGCTGAAACCGGAAGAGCTTGTCGCCTGTCCCGACAAGTTGGCAATGGTTCCCGAAAGCGAATGTGTCGGATGTAAAAAGCGGGAAGGATGCCCGGCGCATGAATAAGAATAAGGCCAAGCCACCAGCCGCTGACCGCCCCACCCTTCGCCGGGGGAAGTGCCCGCGGTGGCCGGAGGATTGGATTTACAAGGACTACTGCGAGCGGTGCGACAGGAGGGAGTGCGGAAATGGCAAGATTCACCCTGATTAATGATCATTTCCAGAACTGGAAACCCTATTCGATTCCCAAAGCGCAACTTGTTATTGCCGATATACCCTTTAATATCGGCAAAAACGCCTATGGGTCAAACCCTGCTTGGTATGTCAACGGCGACAACGCAAACGGGGAAAGTGATCTTGCCGGGAAAGGTTTTTTCGATACCGACAACAATTTTAAGCCAGCAGAGTTTATGCATTTTTGCTCGAACATGCTCAAGAGGGAACCGAAGGAACGAAATCAAGCCCCTTGCATGGTGGTCTTTTGTGAATTTGAACAACAGTTTTATTTGATCGAACTTGCCCGCCGGTATGGACTGAATGGTTATATCAATCTTGTTTTCCGAAAGAACTTTTCCGCACAGGTATTGAAGGCAAATATGCGGATCGTCGGTAACTGTGAATATGGCCTCGTTTTGTACCGTGACAAGCTCCCGAAGTTCAACAATGACGGCAAGATGATCTTTAATTGCATGGATGTTGAGAGGGACAGCGACACGCCGAAAATCCATCCAACGCAAAAATCTGTCAAACTGCTTGAGCACCTCATTAAGATATTCACGGACCCCGGCGAAGTGGTCATTGATCCGGTTGCGGGGAGCGGAACAACCCTGCTTGCCGCGATGAATACGGGTCGTGTTTCGTATGGGTTTGAAATCAAGAAACCATTTTATAATGACGCTTTGAAACTACTCACAGATCGCAAAACGGAGTTAGAAGAGACAGAAAAATACGGGCTGCCTATCACGAAATTGAATGAAATGCAGCCCGGTCTGTTCACAGCGGTGCGCGAAGGATAATACTACTGCGAGAGGTGCGGGAGGTGTGAAAGGGTGGGCGCGAATCACCCCAACTAATCGGATCGGCGGCGTGTCAGCGTCAGCGCACCGGGAGATGTAGGGGCGCAACTCCCCTGCTAAGCCTGCCGGATGAATGGGCTTAGAAGCCGGTCGTGAAATCCGGCCCGATCCGAGATTATAGGAGGCCAACCATGAATCCACTTAACTATGCCAGCTTGGAAGCCTCAAAACGTCTCGTTGAGGCGGGGATTGTTTTGGAGACTGATTTCTATTGGGCAAGCGTTGATATGGAGAATTGGAGTTTATGCACTATTCCACACAAGGTTGGATTTAAGGAGTATCCCGCCCCTTCCATGTCTGAGGTGTGGAGGGAGTTGCCTCCGCAAGGATGTTATTTAACAGCTAATCAAGGATACTACTACGCATGGATTGAATGGACTGATTTTGAGGGACACGGAAAGAGCTGTGAGGCAAAAGAGAACACCAACCCCGCAGATGCCCTTATCGACTTGCTGATTTGGGTGAGAAAGGAGGCAAGCAATGATCACACCTGACGAGTTGGAAATCCTCCGCAAGCCGGAGGTGCAGGGGTACATTGTCGGAACACTTAAATATGTTGTCCCTGGTGATGTTCTTTTCCATATAGAGACTGAGCAGACATTTACTGTCGGCAAGGTGAACGAGACGGAATTTCAGATTATCCCCGACTTACAAGGGTATGAATGGCAGCTTAAAGAGCATCTGAGGTTCTTTCTGCGCATCCCCGATTGCATCTCCCGCGACAGCGAGAGGCCGGAGAGGTCATTAATTGGGATGTGTCATCATATAGCATGTATCAATCCGGTCACAACCATCCCAGAAATGACAGGTGAGGAAGAAAAAATAATCGAGTGGAAGGTTACGCTGAATCCCGGAGGCGGTGTAGTAAAGCAAATTTATGGCGACACCCTTCCGCTCGCACTTCTGATGGCACTCAAATGGGAGGTGGAAAATGGCCACAAATAGGCGGCTCGCAGAGCTTGGTGGGTGCACTCGCCGGAAGAGTGCGAAGTCCATAGAAGCATCTTAGGGGCTTTGGGTAATTCGATAGTTCCTCAAGTGGCGGCTCAGATAATAGCTGCAATCATGGAGGCTGACAATGGACAACGGATGGACTGAGCGGATAGAGGAGCTGAAGGCCGAGAACAAGCGGCTGGCTGCCCTTAATGACATGTTCCCGCAGGAAATAGCACGGTTGGAGGACAGGGTGTCTGAAGAGTATGAGGCCGAGCGTGCGGATGATAGGGCAAAAATTGAAGAGTTGAAGAAAGAGAACGAGCGGCTGAGGGAGCTTGTTGACGGGGCAAGGGTGATCGTTGAGGTATTCCAATGGAGTACTCCGGCGCAAGAGAGATGGAGGGAGGAGTGGTTAAAGAAAGCGGCGAAAGCCCTGAAGGAGGCCAGCCATGATTAATCTGCCCCTCTGCCCCCATTGCGGATGGCCGTTGCACTATGGGGAGTGTGCTGCCTGCCGGGTTAGAAAAGCGGAAAGACTGCCGGAACACTCTAAGTGCTGGAACTGTGAGCATTGGAATGGTGGGCGATGCTGCCTGATGGGATCGCATGGGATATGCACGGAATGGAAGGAGGCAAGATATGGATGACATCAACAAGAGACTGTGCGAGCTGTTGGACGCTGAACCATATGAAACCTATAATCATTTAACTGGTATGTTCATAGAAAACTACCCAGATTTCGCCTCCTCAGCTGGTCGCATCGACCTGCTGAAAAGGATGCATATTAAGGGCTGCTTATACGAGTTTTTGGCAAGATATAATTTCGCAGCAGATTTTTCTCGTGATTTGCTTAACGACGACGGCGCGCTTGCGAGGGCTGCGTTGGAGTTTTTGGAAAAGAAAGGAGATCTCTAATGGAAATCGGACCTAAATCCATAGAGGCCATGAAGCAGATGGCCGAGAACCAGATCGATACATACGCCGGGAAGATCAACCAGGCATTCCTAAAGTCGGATGACGGCAAGCTCAAGGTGACGCTATCAATCGACCTCTCCGTTTCCACCGTCAAGGCGGGAGGGATTGACTGCGACGTGTCCATCGGATTCGTGGCCGACCGGATCAAGGACAAGATATCCGAGACCATCGTTGAAAACCAGCATGAACTTAACCTCGCGGCGGTGAAATGATGCGCTGGCAGAGGAAGCCGCCGACGGAGGAAGCACAGTTGACAAGATCGATCCGGCAACTGCTAAACAGCCTTGGGATATTTCATTGGAAAGTCTGGGGTGGGCCGATGTCAACCCCCGGTGTTCCAGACCTGATATGTTGCTTTAAGGGTAGGCTCATAGGCATTGAAATCAAAGCGGAAAAAGGAATTGTGTCGGAATATCAAAAGGAGTTTATCGACAACATCAACCGGGCGGGCGGGCTGGCGTTTGTCGCCAGGTCCGTGGACGACGTAATCGATGGGCTCGGACTGCAGGACAGGTTTCTTCTATGAGGGCGGATAGGGTAGCACCCGAAAAGAGGCGTTCCGGGCCTCCTGCCGCCATATTTGACCGGGTACCGTCACGGAGGCGGTGAGTATGGGAAAGCAACCGGCATTTCAGTTTTACCCAGGGGACTGGACCCGTGATCTTGATGACCAGGATCTTGAAACCGAGGGGGCATGGATCAGAATTATTTGTCGGCTCTGGTGGTCGGAAACAAGGGGTGAAGCGACAAAATCAATCGGTGAATGGTCTCGCATTTTGAGAAAATCTGAAAAAAAAACGATGAAAATTTTTCAAAATTTGATCGCAAAACGTATAGCGGACGGATGCCTTTTGGATAACCAAAATATAACCATAATTTCAAGGCGGATGAAGCGTATGGTTGAAATAAGCCAAATAAGATACCAAGTTGGCTTAAAGGGTGGAAATCCTGCCCTTATGAAAACGCGAAATAATTTGGTTAACCAAACCTCCAACCAAAACGATCGTTCTTCTTCTTCTACTTCTTCTTCTATAAAGAAAGAAAGTATAAAGAAAGAAAAAATCCAGTTCATCAACAACAAATTTCAAACCATCCCGGATGCGCTCATTACGAAATGGCGTGAGGTTGCTCCGGGAATCATCATCAACGACGAAATAAAGAAAGCAGAACTTTGGTTACTCGCTCATCCGGAAAAGCGAAGGAGTCGTTATGATGTATTCCTGTCAAACTGGATGGTTAGGGCGCAGGAGAGGTTCATCAAATACGGGGGAGGAAATGGCAGAACTAAACCAGATTTCACAGGGGACAAGCGTGAATCGGTTCAGACCAAGATCGACGCAGACCTGGCAAAAGCCAACGCACTCTATGCTGCTGCGAAAGCTGCCGCCGCTTGTCGTGCCGGAGGAGATGCCGGAAACGACGATGCGCCGGATTTTCAAAATGGGTGAATATGAGGCGATGGTTTCATATTTGCTGGCATACCAGCGCGGGGGTGATCTGCGTCGATGGGATGAATTCAGGCACAAGATACCCGATGACCTGCTGACGGCCTGGGGAACGGTCCTCATCGAATGCAGACGCAACGGGTTTGTAAATCCCCATGTGTTCAACGGGGAGATTTTATGGGACCAGATCCTTGACAATGGCTCTGGTGAAAGGCGCAACGCTGACCGATGCACACTGTGTGAACGGGATTGCAAACGGCGGGAGCTGATTGACAGTGGGGAAACGAAGCGGCTCAGGATACTAAATCCGGGATACCATGAGAAGCCGCCGTGCTGGGACAAGAGGCCGAGCCATGAAGCGTAACCTTGCCCCGTTCCTCCTACTGGCCTTTGCGCTGTATGGTTTCTGGCGGCTCATGTTTGACTGGTTCGGCTCTTATATCAGGGCGGCGTGCGTGTATATCGACGGGATGGGCGCGGGGTTCTGGGTATGCCTGGCGGCTGCGGGGGTGATCGTGGTGGTAGTGCATAGGGCACAGAGGGGGAAGTGATTATGATTAGCAATGAAGAAAAAAAAGCATCGGCAATCAAGGCCCTTGAATACTTGATTGAGAAGATCAGTGCCGACAAAACCATTTTGATCGATATGCGCTTTTCGCGTGGTGTCAGAGAGAAGCCGGTCTGCGAGTCAGGCCCATTCTATCGAGAGTTCGAGCCAGCGCGGGAATATAAAGTAGAAATCATAACACTGGCGGATATTGGATGACGGGAGGTTAAACTAATGGGCGAGCAAAGGAGGCGAGTGATGGCGGGTAACGTGATGCCGATGATGGTGCCGAGGGTAGGCGGACAGCAGCAGATGTTTGACATAACCGAGGCGGTGCCGAAGGTCTGCGACAAGTGCAAGGGCGAACACTTCGACAAGGTCTATCGTCTCGGGATGATACCGAAGATGGCTATACGAAACAAGACCGGACAGGAGATCCGGGTTGAATACCAAACTTTCCTCTGCCGATCATGCGGCCATGAGTTCGGCGTGCCCGTGGTGGTGCAGTGATGGCCAAGCTATCCACCATCAAGCCACGCATACAGACCGTGGACCTACGGCGTGGGGCTGGGGTAGGGACGGAGAGGATCAGGGGCGGGCGGCTAACCAAGATCCGGGAGCGGATCCTCCTTCGGGATTGCTATACCTGCCGAGTGTGCGGGCGTGTCGGGACGGACCTGGTTGTGGATCACATCATCCCATTGGCTGACGGTGGGCGTGAGGATGACAGCAACCGCCAGGCGTTATGTGTTGCGTGCCATGATGCGAAGTCTGAGCGCGAGGAGAAGAGGAGGGGCGGGTAAAATCTTCACAGCTTTAGCGGCCGGCGTAACCGCGATGACTCCTATTCGCAGAATTAATTTCCGGTTTTGATTTTCAAACACAGAATTTCATGGTGACGAAATGGTTGAAATCTCGATAAAAACGGTAAAATTGAGCACGATCAAGCTGAATAAAGAGAATCCGCGCCGTATTTCCAATCAGGACATGGAGCGCCTCGTCAAATCCTTGCAGGACTTCCCGGAAATGATGAAACTCAGGGAGATTGTGGTTGACGAGACCATGACGGTCCTGGGCGGGAATATGCGATACCTCGCCTTGAAGAAAATCGGCGCGAAGGAATGCACGGCCAAGATCGTTACCGGCCTGACCCCGGAGCAAAAGCGGGAGTTTGTCATTAAAGACAATTCTCAATTTGGCGAATGGGACATGGATTTACTGTCGGCATGGGATGACCTGCCCCTTGTCGATTGGGGGGTAGATTTGCCGGAGGATTGGCTGAATCCGGGTGGTGGTGATGGAGGTCAACAAACAGGAAGTGGAAACCTTGCAGATCGTTTCGGGGTGCCGCCTTTTTCCGTATTAAACGCCCGCGAGGGATGGTGGCAAGACAGAAAGGCGGCATGGATTGCGCTAGGTATAAAAAGCGAATTAGGTAGGGGGGGGGGGTTGTTAATGACAGCGGATCAGGTGACCACGGAAAACCTCAATTTTTATCGGAACCGGGCGGCAGCGCAAGACCGGCGTGTGATTACAGTAAAAAACAAAGAGGCGATGGACGAGGCAGGCCGATAACATGAAAACACTAGGCGCAATAGCCCCAAATGAGAAAGACATCCTGAAACGGGGGGGCGCTATAAAGTGAGAAAAGCAAACGCAATTCCGGGGGGGCGCATTGCCATTAGATAGAGCAAAAAATAAGAAAGCCACTGCGACGAGTAACTCGTCGCAGGATTCTTTGAACGCTATTATGAAACAGAAAATAAAAAGCAATACATCATCATCAGACAAAGCCATGCAATACGCAGGTGGTTTTGAAAATAGTGACGCGGGGCAATCCGGCACATCAATTTTCGATCCTGTTCTCTGTGAACTCGCTTATCGCTGGTTCTGTCCTCCGGACGGCTTAATCCTTGACCCATTCGCTGGCGGAAGTGTTCGGGGCATTGTGGCGGCTAAATTGGGCCGTTGGTATGTGGGAGTGGACTTATCCGTAAGGCAGATTGAGGCCAACAGGAAGCAGGCGGAAGCGATATGCGGAGATAATCAGCCACTTTGGAATGTAGGCGACAGCCGCAACATTGACGCATTATGTCCCGGCGTTCAGGCAGACTTTGTTTTTTCATGCCCTCCCTATGCAGACCTTGAAGTTTACAGTGATGACCCGCAAGACCTGTCCACTATGCCATATCCTGATTTTATTGAGGCATACCGGGAAATAATCAAGAAAAGTTGCGCCATGCTGAAAGATAACCGCTTCGCCTGCTTTGTTGTGGGCGAGGTAAGGGACAAGAAAGGCAACTATTACGGCTTTGTGCCGGATACAATTAAGGCTTTTACGGATTGCGGCCTGAAGTTTTACAACGAGGCCATACTTGTAACGGCTGTCGGTTCCCTGCCAATTCGTGTAGGGCGTCAATTTGAATCAGGGCGCAAGTTAGGCAAGACACATCAAAACGTGCTGGTGTTCATTAAAGGCGATGCAAAAAAGGCGACGGCTGATATAGGGGTTGTTGAGTTTGGCGATATTACACCGACCGTCACGCTCCAAGATAAGGAGGCTCATAATGGCTAGAGGCGGTTATAGACCGGGGGCCGGACGGAAAAAGGGGCAGAAGGATACGAAGCCCCGGAAGGGATCGCGGCGGGCTGAGGCGGAGCTTGCGGCGCAGGAGGAGGCGGACAAGATCAGGGCCATGCTCTCCTACGGCACCCGCGCAAAGGCGAAAATCTATCAGGATTACTTGCAGCGGGTTAGTCAAGGGGGAACATTGTCCGTGGCGGAAAAACGCCACATGGACAAGCTGGGCGCGGAATTAGAGGCGGAAATAGGGGAGCCACAGCCGACAGCGGACAAGTTGGACCTTGAGGCCTATGACTATTTGCGGACGGTCTGGAACGATCCGGACATGGACCCGTCATTGAGGATACGGGCGGCGGAGATCGTATTCAGAGGGACGGATGCCCCGAAGGGCAAAAAGGACGAAAAGGCGGAGCGTGCGAAGGCTGCCGGTGAAGG